GCAACCGCAGCAGCAGTTGCCGAATACGTTGGCTGCACTGCAGTTGCGCATTTCAGAGCTGTCGCAAGATTTTCAGAATCTTGATCGCGCTAGCCAGCCTTACCAAGACACGCTTGCTGAAATCAACCGATTGCAGAGCGAACTATCTCGCGCGACCGAAGACGGTAATGCGGATCGCAAGGAAGAGATCAGGGCGCGCATTGAAAATCACAGGCAGCTCACCGCAGAGAATGCAGCGCTGCGAGAGCAAGCAGCAATTCGTCGCTCAGTAGAACGTGGACGCGCGCGTGCTGGCGCCGGGGCAATGGCGACCGTCCAGGAGCCGGCCAGAAGAACAAGTGCGTTGTTCCAAAGCGTTGCAGAGATTGGGCTTGTTGGCACAAGGCAGCAAACTGAACTGATCGGAAAAAGCTATTCCGATGTTGCGGATACGATCCAAAAGCTTTCCGCCGCTTCAAACGGAAGCATCCAAAGCCTGCAGGCTCAGCGTGGCGCATGGCAGACATTGCGTGGTCAAGTCAATCCGGCTAGCAATGATTTCCGCCGAGCGTCGAAAGAAATCGAACAGCTCGACCGACGCCTAGGCAAGCTACAGCAAACGCAAAGTCGCCGCATGAGCGGCATGCAGATGGCCCAAGCCGCTGGTGCTGCCATCAGTGGCGGTATCTTCGGCGGCCCTGAAGGCTTCCTCGGCGGCGCAATCGGTGGCATCACTGGTGGCGTTGGCGGTGCATTTGTTGGTGCTGCTGCTGGTGCGCAGGTCGGGATGCTTCGGCAGCAACTTGGTGGATTTGCTGATTATGCGGCGCAGATCCAGAAGATGGAAATCGCGCTCAAGAACGCTGCTGGCAGCCAAGATCAGTTCAATCAAGCGGTGGCTGCTGCAAATTCTGTGGTGCGCAACCTGAATGTGCCGCAAGATGTGGCGATTCAGGGCATGACCAGGCTGACTGCCGCAGTGAAAGGTGCAGGCGGCCAGGTTAGTGATGCTGAGCTGGTGTTCAAGAATGTCACCTCAGCGATCAAGGCAACAGGCGGTTCAGCAGAAGACGTTGATGGCGCCATCACCGCAATGGTGCAGGTGTTCTCGAAAGGCAAGGTAAGTGCAGAAGAATTGAGCGGTCAGCTTGGTGAACGCTTGCCTGGTGCGGTCACCAAGTTTGCCCAGGCGAACGAAATGACTCTGCCTGAGCTGCAGAAGGCGCTCGAGCAAGGTCAGGTTGGCTTGAACGAGTTGATGAATTTCATCGTTCAGCTCGGTGATGAGTATGCAGGCGTTGCCGGGCAGATCGCTAGTTCCAGCCAGGATGCTGGTGCGCGTCTGACGGTGGCGTTCAATGACATGCGCATTGCCGTGGGTGAAGCGCTGCAGCCGATTGGTGCGGAGTTCCAGGAGGCGTTTATTCCCTTCATTGAAAGCATTACGCCAGCATTGGTCGCAGTGTTACCAGTAATTGGCGACCTCGCCTTGGGAGTGGCAAAAAATCTGGATGTACTGGCAGCTTCTCTTGGCGCTTTGGCCGCTGGAGCAATTGTCAATGCAATCAGCCTGACGGGCGGATTGGGTGTTGCATTTGCTTCTTTGAAAACAGCAATTTTGGCTACCAATGCCGTACTTTTACTTAATCCATGGGTTGCGCTTGCTGCTGGCATTGCGGCCGCAACTGTTGCAATTATTAAGCACAGCCAGGCACAAAAAGAATACAATAATTTACTAGACAACGGTGCGGGCAGTACCAACGAATTAAGAAGCACTCAGCGTGATCTTGAGGCACAAATTACAGCAGCAAGAAAAGCTCTCGAAGGCAGCGCAAATGGCATGGGCGCTACGGGTCGCCAAGCCATGCAGCTCAAGATGAAAATCGCTGAGCTTGAAAACCAGCTAGCAAGAATCAACAAAACATTTGCAATTCGCTTGAAACTTGAAAGAGAAGGTTTTGAATTTGACGAAAGCGAGCAAGCTAAGTCATATACAGTCGCTGGCGTTACTTATGACGTAAAAACTGGCAGACCTGTCAGTGGGACTCAAGCCCCCAATCGATTCCCGCAACTGACGAGTGGTGACAGCGGCGGTAGCGCTAAGTCTGCAGCCGACAAAGCAGCAAGAGATGAACAGCGCATTCAGGAGCGCCTAAGAAATCTTGCTCTAGAAACTGAAAGCATTATCAGACAGGCTTTGTTTAAGGGCAAAATTGCTGAAGCTGAAATTGCCGGCAACAAAGAGCTAGCAATTAAGCTTCGCGGAGAAGCTCGCGCGCAGCAAATTTCGCAAGAACTGGAAAGGTCACTTATTGGCATCACGGACGAAAGAGTCAAGCAAGCATTGCTTGTTAAGAGTCAAGCCGAAATTGAATCCGCCGGCATCGACACTGCTATCGAGCTGGAACAGCAGCGACTGGCTGTGATTAAAGAACAAAATGACGAACTGTTTAAGCGCGCCAACTTTACTCCTCAAGATGCGATGAGGGGTGGCGCCGGTGCGTTTGATCCCTCGCTGCCCGACCTGCGAGTAAGCCCAGCCGAATCGCAAATGAATAAATACCGCGAAGAGCTTGAGGCTTTGTCAAATCCCATAAGCATGGCCGTTACGGGCGCCAATGCGATTGGAGATGCGTTTGGTCAAGCATTCCAAAGTATTGTGACTGGCTCGCAATCGACACAGCAAGCTTTGTCCAATGCATTTAAGGCAATTGGAGAAGCGTTTATCCAAATGGCCACTGAGATTATTGCCAAGCAAATCGCAATGATTGTGTTTCAGACAATCCTTAAGGCGCTTGGGGGGAGCAGCAGCTTTGGGTTTAGTGGTGCCGGTCCCGCTCAGTTGCCTGGTGGAGCGGGCTTTGCTGAGGGTTTCTCGATGCCTTCGTTGCTGACGAATGCGAACGGCAACGCATTCGCCCAAAACGGCATTCAGCCCTTCGCTATGGGTGGCATCGTCACCAAGCCAACCTTCTTCAAATACGCAGATGGCGGCACCTTCAACAATGGCGTGATGGGCGAAGCTGGCCCTGAGGCGATCATGCCGCTCAAGCGTGGCGCTGATGGCAAGCTTGGTGTTGCCGCTCGCTTGGATGGCGCAATGAAGCGCTACCGTTCAACACCCGGTAGTGCAGCCGCTGCAGCAGAAGGTGATGCTGCATCGCTGGCAGCAGCAGGTGCGGCCACAATGGAACCAATCGACGTGCGCTACAGCGTGGAGCGCATCAACAGCGTTGATTACGTCACCGCCGATCAGTTCCAGCGTGGTATGCAACAGGCTGCTGCGCAAGGCGCCAAGCAAGGTGAGCAGCGAGCGCTTAGTACGCTCAAGCAGAATACAAATGTGCGCCGTAGCGTTGGAATCTAATGAGCGACACTCTTGCCTTCGGCCAATATCTGACCTTGCGCACACCAGCGCAAGAGGGCGGCTACCTGTTCCAGAACTACTGGGTCAATGAGGATGCGCCATTCGCCAACGTAGACACAGGCCAGATCTCGCTGTTTGGTTATATGCCGTTTGTCTTTAGCGGTTCCACGCTGACCAAAAGCGGTGACAACCAACCGGCGACACTAGCATTCCCAAATAATGACCTCAGCCGTGGATGGGCAGCTACGGCAATTCAAGATCGCTGGATCGCTAACGTCAGAATCCTGCTGCTCAATCCTGACAACAAAAACGATTACACCTTGATCAGCCGTTACGTGGGGCAGATCGTCTCCGGCGGCTGGGATGGCACTGCACTCAAACTGAATATGGCATCAGTGTTTGATGCGGTTGGCGCTGACGTACCACGCAAAAAGCTGACGCAGCAGTTGGTGGGTCACTTGCCGTTGACCAGCAACGTGCGCGTGCAGTGATCGACCTGATCGGTAGACCGTATCGCCTTGGCGCTGATGGCAGCGGCGCTGATGGCGCACTGGACTGCATCCATCTTGTCTTCACCGCACTGGATCGCCTGGGGCTACCGCATCCGGAACGCCGGCAGGAGTGGTACGACGGCAAGTCGTTTGCCCGTGATCTACTGACGTGGTGTCGCAGGATAAAGGCGCCGGGCTACGATGGCGATGTGCTACTGCTGCCGCAAGAAACCACGGCATTTGCGGTCTACTGGGAAAACGGATGCCTCTACATCAACCAGCATTTGAAGGCGGTGGCATGGTGCCCTATCGACGCAGTACCGAGCTACCGCTGCTTCCGTTTGAAAAGCGTTTAATACACGAACTGGGCGTAACAGAAGAAGAGTATCGCCGGTTTGCGGATGAAGTTCGCGCAAAACCTTACAGGCGCCCGGAGGAATATGCGCATGTGCCGGATGTTCAAAATACAGGCGCAGAAATTATCGCAGTCATTAGCCTTGTTGTTGGCCTGCTGTCTACAGCAGCTTCATATCTGCTGGCACCAAAGCCGCAGCAACCCAAGACATCAGACATCAGGCAAAAGCGTCTTGGCGGGCAAACGGGACAGGAGAATTTTGCGCCTACCTTTGGCTTTGATTCAATCCAGCAGCTTGCGCAATATGGCCAAACTGTGCCAATCGTTTTTACGCGCCAGCAAGAAAACGTAGACGACAATGGCGTGCGCTACATCAGCGGCGGTGTGCTGATTTCACCGCTGATGGTGTGGTCACGCGTGAAAAGCTGGGGCACATACCAGATCAGCGAGATCGTGGCGATTGCTGGGCAGGGTCCGATGCAAAAACCCAGCCTGTCGTCGATCTACTTAGGCAATTCGGCGATTGACTCGATCTACGACGAGTTCTTTGATTTTTACTGGAACGGCGGTTACGAAGCCCTTGGCGCCGGCAGTCGCCTCCGCATGTACAACTTGCGTTATGGCGCACTACGCATTGATGACGGGCGCTCCAGTGCAGATAACGCCTTCTACGCCCCTGGTGTTAGCGGACCGGATCAAGCTGCATTTTGTGGAGCGTTCACGCCTACCAGTCAAGCGCGCTTTGGTGTTTACGCAGGCATACCTAATGGAACACCATTTCGCCCTAACTGGAAAGTTATCTCGACGCTGAAAGAATGGCAAGAACGAGAC